AACTACTCCAGCATATGTTGCTTCTGTGGCTACATCTGATCTAACAGGATTTGTACAGGCAAACCAAATACAGGCTAATAGTATTACAGCAGGTCAAATCGCCACAGGAGCTATAGCTGCGGATGAAATAGCTGCAGGTGCTATAACTACCTCTAAGCTTTATATAGGAGCACCGGGCTCAGCTCTAAACGCAGACCCAGGCATGCTAGATTCCTCTGCATGGTCACTCTATAGTGGTGCACTTCCGACTTTTACCTCAGTAACTGATGGTAAAGTAGGTAATGGGGCGGCTCGTTCTTCTGGAGCAGGAGTAGAAAATTGGTTTAATGAAGTCAAAAAAATCCCAGTAGATTCCACAAAGACCTATAGAGTCAGAGCTTGGATGAGAACAGTAAGTGGTGCTGCTAGTACTGCATACATGGGGGCTGCTTTATTTGATTCAACAGGCGCCAATATCTCAGGTGATGGGTCACAATGGTATTACGCGGCATCAGGAGTCATTCCAGCAACAGGCTGGACAGAATATTCTGGAAGCTTCGGCTATGGTACTGCAAAAACTATACCGGCTAATGCTCGTACCATGTCTCCTTTAGCTATTCTAAGTTATGGTGGCGGGACAGCTATTCATGAGATACAAGATCTTAGAATTGAAGAAGTACTTCCCGGCACTCTTATACAAGATGGCGCTGTTACTACAATAAAAATGACCGCCAATACTATCAATGGGGATAGAATTGCAGCTGGTACACTCCATGCAGATAGAATTACAACGGCTTCTTTAACCGCAGATAGAATACAAATTCCAGCAACCGGTTCGTTCTTAAATCCGGGCATCTTCTTAGACGCCACAGGCACTACTATAGGAACTGTGCAAGCCAATGCAGCCACAGGTGCTACTAATCCTACTACTAGAATTAATGCTGGAACGACTACCATTGAGCCAGGCAAGATTCTAATTAGTGGGACAACGACTCTTGCTAATTGGAGAAATGGCGGTGATGCAACCAAGATAGAGGGGGGCTCTATAGCCGCTAATACTATCTCTGCGAATAAAGTGGAGATAGGCTCAAGAGGGCTGGACATAACCGGACTGCAATTTCAAGCCCAATTAGGTGGTACAGCTAACAGGGTTGATTGGTCTGCAGGTACAATAGTATACACTAACGATGCTGGAACTGTAACAACTCAAGCGATTGCAGCAGGTAATGCCACCTGGTCTTCTGGGGTATTATATATATACTGGACAAAAGGTGGGGGAGTACTGGCAGCAAATACAGCTACGGGCACTGCCTATGGTGCAGATAAAATTGTCTTGGCGACGTATGCAGGTGGAGTTAATTTAATAGTAAATTATGGTCGTACTATAATTGATGGATCTCAAATTACAGCAGCTACAATTAACGGGGATAGAATTGTAGCTAATAGTATTCAGGCCGATAGAATAGACTCAAGAGGCTTATCTATCAAAGATGCTTCCGGAAACGTTATTTTAGCGGCTGGAACAGCCTTAAACTACACTAATTATGTTACTGGAGGACCCCCATCAAATGCCACTAATGGTGCGACTTTCGGCACCAATATTAATGGGCAAATAACCGCAGCCACTGCGAGTACCTTTATTGCTAATGCCGCCATAGGTGCCGCTCAAATAGGCAGTATTCAATTGGTCGGCACAAACAACTTTAATGTAAGGTCCGCAGCTACTGGAGCAAGAACAGAACTCGACTCTCAGGTTATCAAAATATTTGATTCAGGCAACCAAATCAGAGTCAAAATAGGGAATCTAGCATTATGACAGTTTATAGCGTATTCCTAGAGTGCGGGGATCCAAATGTTACTGAGAATATAAGTTCAACAGATACTATACTAGTAACTGTCGGTGCTAGCTATGGTACTACTGGTAGTTGGCTGTCACTTACTCCTACTGGTTGTACTCTAAACTTTACTAGTGGATCAGACGGATCTACTACTACGCTTACTCCCACATCTGGTGCTTCCAGCTATTCTGTCACGTTTCGTACTCGTGACACAGAACAGGCTATATGGTACTCTACTACATTAAGCGGTACAATAACAACAGGCACACCACCCCCTCCACCGCCTCCACCGCCTCCACCACCTCCACCGCCTCCTCCACCGCCTCCACCGCCAGCTACCACGTATACTCTGTCCTTTTATGATGCGACTTTTGCTAGTGCAAGAACCAACTTCAACGAAGGCGAAGTTGTATATGCATTCTTAAACACCACAGCTGCCGATGGTACCACGCTATATTGGAACACTTCTAGCGGCTCTGACTTAGTATCTCCGGTAGATGGTAGTTTCGTTGTAAGTTATGGTTTTGGCATACCCTCCTTTACTATAGCTTCAGACTCTGCGACAGAGGGCGCGGAAACTCTAACCTTTTACATTAGAAGTGGGTCCGTATCTGGGACAGTTCTGACTAGTTCATCTATAACTATTAATGATACTTCCCAAACACCGGCACCTCCGCCTCCACCGCCACCTCCTCCGTCTCCCACGTTCTTTATATATCCATTTGCATCATCTGTTAATGAGGGTGGCACAATACAATGGCAAATTGATACTTCTAACTTAACAAGTGGTACAATATACTATACTAATAGTGGTACTACGAACGCAGGCGACTTTACTGATAACGTAAATAGTGGTTCTATTACTATTGCGGATAATAGCGGTACCTTAACTAAAACACTAAGTGCAGACGCTACTACCGAAGGCGCTCAGACAATTGTTATACAGTTACGAACTGGGTCTACTACAGGGCCTATCGTAGCAACATCCGATTCTGTCACAGTTAATGATACTTCCACAACGCCTCCAGCAGCTGGTACAATATTAAGTCAAGGATGTGTTCCAGGTACATACACTTATAGAATTACTAGGGCGGATGGCTTTGGGGGTTCATACAATGAGGATACGCCGAATAGCCCAAGTTGTGGATATGTTGCACCTGATACTACTCCAGATGCCTTTACTTTTACAGACCAGACTAATGTAGCGCTGAATACTCCTATAACATCTAATGCTATAACAGTAACTGGTATAAATACTGCCTCCACAATATCTGTATCAGGAGGTACTTACAGTATTAACGGAGGAGCGTATACTTCAGCTACCGGGTCCGTAACAAATGGTCAGACCGTAACAGTAAGACATACAAGTTCAGCAAGTAATAGTACAGCTACTAATACTACACTAACAATAGGTGGAGTATCAGATGTATTTACAAGTACTACACTAGCTGCAGACACTACTCCAGATGCCTTTACTTTTACAGACCAGACTAATGTAGCGCTGAATACCGTTATAACATCTAATGCTATAACTGTATCAGGCATAAATACTGGGGCAACTATATCAGTATCTGGAGGTACTTACAGTATTAACGGAGGGGCTTATACGAGCTCCTCCAGTACGGTTACAAATGGTCAGACCGTAACAGTAAGACATACAAGTTCAGCAAGTAATAGTACAGCTACTAATACTACACTAACAATAGGTGGAGTATCAGATGTATTTACAAGCACTACTGTAGCAGCTGCACCAGATACGACACCAGATCAATTTACTTTTGCAGACCAAAATGACGTACCTCTAAGCTCTACTATTGTATCTAGTGAAGTACAAATATTTGGTATAAACACTGGCGCACCTGTATCCATAAGCGGAGGTGAATATAGCATAGCCCTTGACCCCACTACGTACACTCTATATACTTCTAGTCCAGGCACTATATATAATGGACAAAGTATAAAGGTACGACACACAAGTTCAGCAAGTAATAATACAAATACTAGTACTACCCTAACTATTGGCGGAGTATCTGACGTATTTACAAGCACGACACTGGGCGCAGCTAGCTCAGGCTTATATGGTCTTCAAATATTTGATGAATTTGGGAATATAACTCTAGATACTAGCGATATTACAATCAAAGACTTCGGTTTTTATACAATATCATCCGTAACCACTAATGGTACGATTACAGGAGTGCCTATGACTACGAATAGCGTAGCACTAGTTAATAATAATATAGCAGAAGGATCACAAACCGCTATAGCACCTGCAGCAGTAACTCTAGTACCGGCAAGTAGTAGCATAGTTGTATCTGGAGGTGATCCTGGATTCAATATATCAATTAGATTAATGGAGTTTTAAATGACATATGGAGTAGAATTTTATAATAACACAGGTAAGCTACAGCTTTCATCTGATCTGAATAATTTTTATATGATACAGAAGGGCACAGTAACTACTACTGGAACTCTATTTTTTAACATAACGCCTACTGTACCTTATGAGGCAATTGCAGTAGTTCCTACCAATACAGAGGGTATTCTACCTAAGAGTATGTTTAGTAGTGTTCAGGCCGCTAACACAACTCAAACCTTTAGAAAGTCTAACACAAATATTAACACTATATCATGGTATGCATTTAGAAGTTACTCCTCATTAACAAAAGCAACTAGTGGATATGGTATGGAGATTTATGATGACGATGGAACAACAGTACGATTTTCTTCTTTATACCCAAAAATACTTAAGGGAATAAAGATACCTGTACCAGACGCTACTGGTACGACTACTACTGTGGACGCCAATAAAGTGTATGCCTTCTTACAGTATGGTACTACTAAAGGTACAGCCACCGTCACAGAGCCTATGGGTGGAGGGACATTTCAGGCCCCAACAGACCGAGTAGCTTTTAGAGCCAGTAGCACTTCTATTCAAACAACACAAGTAACTTATAGAAGATACGCTACACTAGCACCAACAGCATTCACGGGAGGAATATTAGCAGTAGATGTCACAAATTACTAGAATAGACGACATACCAAATAAAGGCAGAGGATTGGTAGCCAATGTAGACATACAAGAATCAGAATTAATTGAAGAAAGTTCAATCCTTATCTTTAGTAAAGCAGCAGCTAACTTATGTGAGTTGATTAACTATACCTATCCATATGACTACACTGATACCGGAGAATATAACTTCGAAGTAGATAGTGTTTGTATAGCGTTAGGCAATTCCACATTGATTAACTGTAGTGCTGATTCTAACACTACTTGGGAAATAGATCCAGTAAAGAAAGTATTCAGATTATTCGCAAAGCGGTTCATAGCTGCAAATGAAGAAATAACTTTATATTACGGTCTTTCAGAAGAACAAATGCTCGAAAGAGGATGGACACCATAAAAATAGCCCCGCTAGATCGCTCTAGCGGGGCTTTTCTTTTACTTGATTGGACAGGCGCCAGTAGCGCAATCATCCTGAACAAGTTCTTCGAAACTTTCAGTGTTCTCTAGGCTCACTGGAAGTAAGGTAGACACGTACTTATCGTAGACTTCCTTGGTTACTACTTCCTGTGGAAGATAGAGATAACCAAGATCTTTAGCAGTCTTAGTCGGGTCATTTCTGTATAGGAAACTAACTCCTACATAAATATCCCAATTAGCTAGAAGCCAGTCAATAATATCATCAATTTCCGTAGGGTCATAGCTGATAGTTACCGACGTGTTCTGCTGAGTCCAGCTAGTCTGAAGTAGCTTATAGCGCTCAAGCTGTGCAAGGGCTGACTCTAAGTTAACTTCCATTCCATTGAAATTATCAAACGGAACATCCTCGTACGCAACAGGGAAGGTCACTAGTACGCCGTCTGGGTCTGTTGGGTGATTGACAACAACATACTTAGATTCACGAAGCTTATCTATGATAGGATCGTACTTACTAAATGTAACATTGTTGAAAATGTACTTGCCTAGAGGCTTATGTACGCCCTCCGTAGTATCCATAATCTTGGAAAGAGTGCCACTCGGCTTAACGCAAGTAACATTCTTCGGATATGGAAGACCTAGGTCCTCAGCCATTGAAACAGCACTAGCTGTAGCTGTACGACTTAGATACTCATAGGCATATGAATCCATGTCTGGACGCTTGGCAATTCCTGTAAGTCCCACACCGCATAAGCGCAAGAAGTAATTATTGAGGTGCCAAGCTTCTTGTAGGATACCGTCGCGTAAGTTAACGCACGTCTGCCGGTAGTTAGCTCGCGCTGCCAATCTAACAGCATAGTGGAGTCCGGCGGTATCGCCTTTAAACTTTCCAATGTCAATCTCCGTTAAGTTACAGAAGCTCTTGTTTCCTAGTAGGATTTCTACGCAAGGATTGCAGCCCTTGAACCAAGGAGCACGACGACGCGCTTCCACGGCGTTAATGAATCCAGGCTCCGAACCACCAGCTTCTTGCATTAGATCAAAGATTTCTGAAAGTTCTTGGCGAGTAGGCTTATCATTAAATACTAGGCTGTTGTTCGACTGAGTGCGGTGCGCACGGTCATAAAGCCAGAAGTCCTTCTTAGCTACAGCGAATTCTTCCCACTCAGGCTGTCCGTATTCGAATAGTGCGATTTCAGCACTACGACGTGAACTTAGAATAGTGCCAAGCCAGTTGACAATATCTAGAATGTCCATACGAGTTAGAAGTGAGTCAGCGCGACCATTAAGAATATTAGCGATAGCTAGATATGCCTTTGAAATAGCAGTATCACCACTACTAATCCAGCCGTAACCCTTTAGTCGTTCTCCTGCAGGACGTAGTTCCGAGAAGTCCAATACCAGTGTGTTGGCTGGGTACTTACCCGCGAGTAACTTTCCGATGGACT